GTATAAGAGACAGCCTTTTAGTAGCTCATAAATATCACAGATGTCACCAGAAGAAGGGTCGTCATCAAATATATTAAACTGTAACAAGTAGTCTTCCCAGTTCTGTGAAGAATCTAAATCAATTGTATTACTTATCAGCGAGAACACAATATATGGAAACACCGCGTTTGCCGGGGCTTCAGTATTATACAAAGCTGTTACAGCAGCCGCTAAATTAGTGTCGGCTTCGAACTTGGAATAAATCCCTTCGAACAGGTTTCTCATTTTAGTAGTTTCTTAATCTCTTTCATATTTTTTGCTAGTGCAGGCCTGAGAAAAGGTTTGCCTGCCCACTTACTGGTGCCCAACTCTACAAAAGGAGCATACTCAACATTTGAGCCGACTATTGCCGTATGCTCATCTGGAAATTCATGTGTGATACTACGTTTCAGGGTGCTAGTATCAACTAAACAGAACTCTTTAGCATCACGCTCTACCATCAAAGTAGCTTTCTTTAGATTACTACTCACGTTGCTGGATACTGCTTTGAAAAACTTTCCTGTGTTGTCTTCTGTTATGGGCATTTATTCTTTCTCACAACCATTTCTCGAAAAATACTCAGGCCAAAGACCTTCAGCATACGGTAGCAGTCTTTCTGACCCAAACCTTTTCCAACCGTAATTTCAGGACACAGTTAAGTGTCGGCCTGAGTATGATTCATTATGACTCACTCAACTTCTTATTCAATTTTTCAATAAGTTCATTACTCTCGTTACGAATTCTACTGAATGTTTTTTCAAGCGCATTCAGACCACCAAAAACCCCTTCAAGGTCATTCAAATCTGCTTCTAAAACTACCAGCTGGCGAACCAGCCCTTGGACTTGCTCTTTTTCTTCTATCAACATGATTATATCTTTTGTTCATATAAGTAAGCGCTCCAGATCACACTGTGGACAACCAGGATTGCTTAGGATAGTATATACTAGTTCGATTAGTACAACTGTACGTTGGAGAGCTAAATTCAGGCCTTATTCAATTAACCTCATTTCTACGATTAGATACTTATCTGCTTCATCAACATTTGAGACGTTCTTGACTTCATAGGTCTTACTCTTGTGTATTATTCGGTCTCTGGTTTGTATGTTAACTACAGAGCAATACAATTTTGCGTCCCGGTACCAAGTGTCTTTATCAAACTGGACTTTCTCTTCACCTTTGCTCCAATTTATTCTACACTTCAGATTGTTATGTAAAACAACCTCAGTCTCTGTCCAACCTCCCATGCTGTCAGAGGCCCGAGTAATTCTTATGACATCAACAGTAGTATTAAAAAGATTAGTAATCATACTGCACCAAGCATTGGTTTCTTTCGTACGTACTCGCGCAACAGATCGTCAACTTTGTCTATTCCAGTCGAATACTTAGTTGTTCCTTCAGCTAAGGTGTAACTGTAATCTCCAAGTTTTTCGGACTTGAGATGACTATCAAAGTCTGGATACAGTGCAGGATCATTATCCGCCTTACAAAGTATAATTGCAGCTTGTTTAACCCTCGGTGGAATAGAACTCCAGCCATAAGTACCTGTAATTTTTATATTGCCATTACCACTCGGAAATAATCTCCTCTTATACTTCAAACGCAGATGAAGCTCCGCCATGTCACTCTCTTCTGAAGTAACCGCCTCAGGATCAAGATAGACTGCTTGTGTGTTGTAGGTCCACCAAGTGGATGTAAGCTCTACACCAGAGATTTTAATCTCAGTCGCAGTGAGAATGTCTGGGACTAATCCTAAATCTAAAAAGTCATTGTCATTTCCATTTCGATAGATAACAAAAGCAGTCGAGACAAAGTAATCACCTGTTATTTTATTGATTAAGTCTTCTACTCTGTTTATGATCTGTTGTCTGTCATACTCTGTTTGTCCTTCTCCGACATATAAACTATGGGTGCCCGAGCCTACATCTGTGATAGTTATGTTCGTACCTGCTATTGCATTAGCCGGCGTTGTTGCTACCTGAATATGCGTACTGTCCACATTGATAGCATAGTACTCAACACCTACTACCAAAGGATCAGGTAAGTCAGGCGTCGAACCGCTGGAGTTGAATCTTATTTTGCAAGCGGTATCGATATCATTTGTTACTGTTATTTGGTCGGACGCTACAGTGACATCAGTAGTAGCGAAAGTTTCACTCCAGTTTATCCGAATAGTATGAGTGCCGGTTCCAACATCAGTAATATCAATCTGAGAACCAGAGGCGGCGTTCATCGGCGAACTACAGACCTTAATGGTGGTTGCGCCCTCACGCTTTGCATAGTAGACTGTATCTAATTCTAAACCAGCAGGCAGTGTCCCCGTGGTAGTAAAACTAATTTCTGTGCCGGTCGCAATGTCATGTGTCACTGTGATAATATCTGTAGCAATAGCAACAGCCGAGGTTGCAAATTCTTCTTCCAATCCGGCTGGAACGTCCCAGTTATCTACATCGGCTTCAACTAAATAATCACCAGAAGCACTCATTTTTTACTCCTTATTCGAAGCGCATATTGATATGCTCATACCAAGTCAGCTTTAATGATGCTATTCCATTATCCGAGCTAATACCGTTGCCAATAAGTCTAAACGCGTATGTTGTATTGACTTTCAGTATAAACTCACTAGTGCCGCGCATACCTCCAGCACCTCCTCCTCGTTTGCCACTGCCGAACATTGCGATATGAATTATAGTACCATCATCTGTTACTGTAGCATTCCGAGTAAGTTTGTAACTCGAACCATCATAAGTAGATACAATAACACTAGTGTCACTCTCATTCCTATTTCTATTGCGAGCCAACACATCAGTGCCAGTTGAAGCCGTTACCGTGGCTCCTTCGCATATCTTGAACTCGGCAAATATAGAGGACACTGGCAGTACTAACGCATGTAAATACGTAGTATTATCCGGCGTAGTAAAACAAATGTTTATCTCCTCAGACTTATCCATGTCAGGATTACTCACGTGAGCACAATAAGCATTTCCTTCGTGTATTACGTGATGTGCCCAATCCAAGAAGACAAGTGCATGTGTTTTTTCTTCAATCATGACTCAAGCCGCCTATGAGTAGGTTATCGTCACTGAACTAACAAGACTGCGATCAAGATAATAGGTCCCATCGCTGCAGTACAGTCTGAATGTTTCAGCTCCTGCTGGTCTTGCGAGTGCGGCAGCTAGATGTTGAAACCACGCACGTCTCTGACTTGTCCCACTACTATAGGGACAGTAAACACTAAAGTTGCCTGTTTTGCCTTGCGTAGAAGTAATGTTTATTTCTGTTATGTTTCCCGGAGTAGACATCGTTTAATTCTCCTTTCATCTTTTTAAGACACTATCTTGCAATACTACCAACAACATCGCAAATTGTAGTACCGCCACTGTCTTCGATTATATCATTGTCTTCCAAGTTAGCTGCAAAAGCATTAGTCGCTTTGTGTACTTCAAACACACCAGCTGCGTCAGAGGCCCAAGTGCCACTTGTCACAGTAAAACTTTTTACATACGCATACTCAGTGGTTTCTGCTCCATTAACAGCGACTAATTCTCCAACTACAGGAAGATGTTCTCCGCCATCAAAAGCAAATTGATGTGCAGCATCAAGTGTAACTGTAATAGTACGTATCATTGATTTGTCTACTGTGATAAACTCACTACCGTTTGCACTCAGAAGTAGTTTGAAATTACCTGCACGATGAGCACTTGTTAAACCAGCTAAAACACTTTCTAACCAAGCACTTGCTGCAGCCGTTTCAGCAGTATAAGGGCAAAGCAAAGATAAAGCGCCATTTACTTCAGTTTGCTTGGTCAGTAGGGTGATTTCTTGTATTCTTGCCATTTTTTAATCTCCTATAAGTTCGCCTGTGATAGGATCACGAGGCCATACATTCAACTTTGATACTCCAAAACCTCTGGACATAATCTTTGCAGGTATCTGCTTTCCTTCTCTGGTAGTATATCCTGCACGATGAGAACGAATGTTCAATTCTTGCAAGTAATCACGCTGGGGCATACCACGCAGTTCAGGATTTATAATGTCCATTGTTCTTGGATCATTCTTCGCCATTGACGACACCTTTCAAAATATAGGGTTGATTAAGGCTCAACCCTAAAAGCCTTACTGATTTTTACTTCTTTTTATCCTTTTTAGGATCTTCAGGTTTCTTTGGTGCGTCAATTCCCAGTTCCTTCCATCGTTTGTCTTTTTCTTTTTGTGACATAATTTATATCCTTACAAAATGTTTTAATTTTGCAGCTCATCACGAACTAATGTTCAACATTATGAACGGTGCTCCTTGTGTTTCTGCTTGTGCCCATGAAAGTACAAAACCAACATGCTGTTGATATACAGTCAAAGCATAAGCATCATCATGCGGGCCTACAGAACCACCAAATTCACTGGGATGTGCAACAACTTGATTACTATAATTAGCATTACCAAGATTGTGTACAGCCAGACCGTTGTTCGGAGTTACCCAACATGGTCCGTGAGTTAAAATCCAGTTGTAAGGAAGAACCGCAGTTGCATCTCTCTGTGGTAAACCTAAATAACTCGCACGAGACGACACACCGCTATTTATCAAACCAGAGTAGGGAGTCATCATGGCTTCAATATACATCGAAGATGTTACTT